TCGCAACAGCCAGGGAGGCTCGGGATGCAGCTGTGGATATTGCTAAGAGGTCTGTTGGTGGTAGCAATGAGGTGTCCAGCGTCCTTGACATGCGTCAGGCTGAGGCGGATTACGTCGTCGCTCTTAGAGACGCGTACGTAGAGTCTAGAGCCGCAGGCCAGTCAGGATACCGGGAACTTTCTCTCCCTAATGGACGAATCGCCCCCTCAGACCTGGTGGATGAGGTACAGAAGTATATTGACCTTCCAGAGTTGAACCGTGGTAGGGGTGCTGGCGCTCTAGCTATAACCGGGGAATCCTTCCGTATGCTCCGTACTGTGCTGACCACCATGGACCTAGCAGCTGGCTACATACAAGGTCAGATTCTCTTCCTCAGGAACAACGTAGCCTGGTGGAAGGCACAAGCGCATAGTGTTGTCTCTCTGGTAGATGATCCTCATGCCTATGTCGCGAAGAACTATGACATCATCGATGAAGGCGTCCAGATGGGTGCGATCTCTCCTCCCACAGAGTTCCTTTTCGCTCGGCAGGGAATTGGGTCCATACCGACTAGGATACCTCTCGCGGGACCAGCATTGACTGCGTTCAACCGCGCTTTTGAGTGGTTCATCCTTGTCGGGCAGACAGAACTCTATAAAGCTGGGCGCTCTAAGATCATTGAAGGACGTATTGTTGAGGGGACCATCAACAAGACTGCCGTCGAGGAGCTCGTCAGCCTCGGGTCTGCCGTACGGAAAGAGGTTGGCACTTCAAGCATGGCGATCCTCGGAGTCCGTCCCACCCAGCAGACAATCGAGAGTCTCCTGTTCTTCGCCTCTAGCTTCCTACGAGCCAACACTGGGATTATGGCACAGAGCCTTACCGCGGGCGCTGGAGGTGCTGAAGCTCGTCGTGCAATGGGAGCTCTACTAGGCGGTGGGTTGTCCATAACAATAGGAGCCCACTGGGCCCTTACAGGGAAAGCCCCGAACCTGGATGATCCCTTCGCTCCGGACTGGATGCAGGTGCCGATTGGGCAGACGTACTTCAACGCCTTCGGTCCCTTCTACCCCTACTTCCGATATCTAGCTCGGACAGGGATTTACGTCAGTCGAGGTGAGTTGGACAAGGCGGCTCGGGAGACAGCAAGGTTCGGGAAATCTAAGGCCAGCCTCCTCTTTAGAGCAGCTACTATAGGAGCTGACATTGCGGCAACAGGAGAGTCCCGTACCTTCGAGGGGGATCGAATCACCACGAATCCTCTTTCCCTAGCTAAAGGTGTCTTGGGGGAGTTCGCGGTTCCCATCGCACCGGGTGAAATCACCCAAGGACTTCGTGAGGGCCGGCCAGAGTCTATCGCTGAGATAATTGGGCTTACCGGCCGCTCGAGTCCGTTTGCTCAAATGGACATCCTCTTCCAGAAGTCTCCTGACATTAACCCAGACTCGGTTTCTCTTAAGGATGCGGACCCTGCTCAGATGGATGAGATGAACCAGCGTTACCCCGAAATAGCTGAGAGAATCCTCAAGTCAGGCAGGGGCAAGTTTGGGGAAGCTCGGCGCCAGTGGGCAGACATTGATGTGGCGAACTTCGCTCGAGAGGAGGCCCTCGCCCAGGAGTTTCAGTCTGGCATCACCACAGGAGAGTCGTTCAGGGACGCCTACAGCAGCCTTCAGGAGCGGCGTCGGTCTGAGAAGGCCGGTGTGAATGCAGGCTTAGGCCTCTTCCAAGAGGAACAGGATCTCCCTGATGACCCTAACGAACGGGCTCTCGCTGAATACTACCGCGCTCAGGAGGGCGCTGTTCGGGAGTCTGGCATCTACGACTTCGAGGAGGCTGAGAAATCCATAGCAGACCTGGACGCCACTTGGACTGCGGAGCAGAAGGCCTACATTGACAGGAATACCGGCCGCTCTACACACCCTCCACTCATCCAAGAGTTCAGGGACGACGTGGTGTTCCTCAAGCCCTTCTGGGACATACGAGATAAGGTGATAGATGGCCTCTCCCCGGGTGACAGAGATGCTTGGGATTCGTACAACAGGGATGAGATCACTCGTAAAGAGCTGTCGGGTACGGTAAGCGGTATCCTCGACCACATCAAAGAGCTGCAGAATGCCTGGATATTCGACCACGCTGAGACTCCTCGGGTAGACCTGGCTCTCCTGAGATGGGGGTACAGGACGGACGCGCACTCTGATGAAGGAGCTGAGTTCATAGACAATAGGCTCCGGTCTCCTGACACTCTTTATGGCCCTCCGCAGACTCCACAAACTCAACAGCCTGCCCCATCTGGGGATCTGGAGCATCTGGAGCAGCTGTTTAGCGGGAATCAAGGTGCCGACACAGGTGGAGATCTCGAGCATTTAGAGGAGATCTTTGCTGGAACGCAACGATAATGAACCCCTTATGGTATATTCGAGTTGATACCCCTATTGCGTCCCCCTAGGGACTATAGGAGATGGTAATGGCAGACGAGGACAAGGATGTCCAAAGCACAGGCGATGCTCCTGACGCTTCTGAGGTGGACGAGGAGTCTACCACTGATAGCGTAGAGGAGGAAGAGCCCCCTGATTACAGGGCCCTGTATGAGGCCTCGGAGGCTACGAACAAGCAGCTTCGTAACGACTCTAGGGCTAGGGAGGGCCAGAGGAACCGGACCCAGGACCAAGAAGACCGCATGAACCGGATGGAGTCCAGCGTTGAGACCATGGCTAGGACCAACGCTCAAATCCTCTCGAAGATGATGACGGAGGACGACGAGTTCGCTGGTGTGGTCAGAAAGGAAAACGAGGAAGCAGAGACCCAATCTCGCGCTAACGGCGTTAACGGTCGGATCAATAATGTCCTGAACAACATCATGGGAATCGTCCAGACTCAATCCGAGGAGGATGATGCTGACCCTGTAGTCCTGATCTCCAAGGAGAACCAGGACAAGCTGACAGCCCTCTGGGGAGCAGCCGCGAAGAAGGCGAAGACGGGGGATGAGTCGGATCTTCATCGGGTTCAAATGGAAGCGACCCGGATGGTTCTGGAGGAAGAGCAGGCCCGGAGCCGCAGGGCTCTCGCCGAAGAGCGTGAGAAGAGTAAAGCAGCAACTAAGAAGGCTCTGGAGAAGGCTGGAGTCGCCGACCAAGATACAGGCCCGGCAAGAGCGGGAGCCGGTGGCGGTGAACGCAAGCGGGGTCTGTCTCTAATTCAAGAGGCAATCGAGGAAGGCAGTCCTCTCTTCCCCGGAGCTAAGTCAGCTTCGGTATAGGAGAACCACATGCCCACACTCGCGGAATACGAGAAAGCAGACGTAGACAAGCTCCTGGTCGGAGTGTACGACCATATCGTCACCGCCTCGGAGCTTGCAAACTGGCTGGAGTTCGAAGAGTTCACCGGAGTCTCCTCTAAGTGGCTCCGTGAGAGCACCCTAGGCGCAGCCTCAACTCACCAGGTCGGTGACACCTGGGTGGACACTGAACCTACGAAGTCCACGAATACAGCCAAGCTCACCACCGTCGGAATTCAGCATCCTCTGGACCGGATGGCGTCCCAGACTCTGGGGAGCACTCAGTCCCAGGAAGCCCTGTTGATGACGGACATGTCCAAGTCCCTGGCCCGTAAACTGGAGGATCTATGGGTGACTGGGGACTCTGGCACTCTCTCCACCGAGCCTGAGGGCCTGACCTCTCTCTTAATCGCAGACAGCCGTCTGCTGATGATGGATGATGGGTCAACTCCCTCTACGATCACCGGTGCGGAGACAGAGCTGGACCAGGATCGCTTGGACGCCATGATTGACCTAGTTGAGGGTGGCGCGCCCGACATCCTGTTGATGAACAAGACGATGCGCCGGAAGCTCACTTCCCTCGCTCGTCAGGCTGGCAGTGGTATACAGCTGGGAACGATGGAAGCCTTCGGGCGCCAGTGGACCACGTACGCCAATATACCAATCGTGATCGACGACTGGATAACCAATGCCGAGCAATATGAGAACGCCGGCGGCTGGGCTAGCTCAACAGCGACCACCATCTTCGCTCTCAAGCTCGGTCGGGAGAAGCAGGGGTTCACCGTCCTCCATAACGGTCCTGTGCTGACCCCGGACATCCAGAACCTGGGGACCAAGTTCAACAAGAATGAAGACGTCTTCCGGATGGCTGTCTACACGCAGAACGTGATCTACTCCATCAAGGCCTGTGCGGGTTTGGCTGGGATAGATTCGGCGGCATAGAGACAACCGGGGAGACTGAGGAGAAAACGTTTTGGCTGCACCATATATGGCCGAGATATTCGGCCCCGTGGCTATCCTAATCGGCTCCACTGACGTCGTGGCAGGGGATGCTCTCTACTACGACGGCACGGACTGGGAGTTGGCTGACGCGGATGACAATACCAAGTTCGCTGAGCTGATCGCGACTGACAGCTTCAGCAGTGGTGAGAATGGCGTGGGCTGCGTCGGCGGTGTCCTTGTGGACGTCGATGCCCCGTTCACTCAAGGCAATTCCATGTACCTGTCGGCTACGGCCGGCGCTATCACCGCTACCCGTCCGACGGGTGCTGAGAACTTGGCTCAGATCATTGGGTATTGCCTATCCACCAAAGAGGTGAAGGTGTTTATCCCACCTCTCCATGAGGAGACCATCAACCAGGCGCCCATGACGGATGGCACTGCCGTCTACGCTCAGAATACAGACTGGACAGGAGTGCTCCTGGGGGCGGCCTCTGAAGCAGCTGGCTATAGCTTCATGGTGCCACAAAACATGGTGGAGCGGGTGATTGAGTATCTGTGGTGGACTGTGGGAGCTTCCTCCCCCGCCTTGGACGCCTCTGACACGTACACCATCGATGTCTCCGGCGGGGTGGACGATGAGACTACCACCACCACCTCAGATGGAATTGCTGCTGCAGCTCTGACGGTCGCGGACAATGACCTGAATCGGGCTGACGTCTCGGCTGCCTTTGATGGCACTGGCCTCGTCGCCCCGGGGAACATACTCGGGGTGGACGTCGACAAGGCGGCTGAGGGGGCTGCAGGCGATGACCCTCTCATGCTTGGACTGGTCTGCGTATATCGCTGCGTGTAGGGGAGGCCGATGGTTACTCTCAAATACGACCTACCCTATGACCTGACCGTAGAGTCGGTTCCTGAAAGAGGGGCCTCCAGGTTCGGGGGCCCCAAGAGTCAGCCTATCAACATGAATCTGCTGGAGAGCCTTATCCTGAATGACCGGCAGATTAGCACGAAAGACCCAGCTCGGCGTAAGCAGGCGCTGGACACCCTTGGGGTGGCTCTACACCTAACCTTGGCAGCGTTTCGTAAGCTGGGGGTAAGTGCTGGGGATGTGAATCGCCTCAACAATGACTTCGTGGGCAAGCAGGGGAGTGCTCGGCAGACTCTGATGGACACTATGCGGAACCATAGGCGGCGTCTGTCGAACCCCAATGACCTCATCATCGCTGTCCATGACGCGGACAACTGGGTCTGGACTCAAGACGCAACGGGAGATTTATGGACGTACCGACTAAAGTAGACTCCAATGGCAAGACGCGAATGCTTCCTAACACGAAGCCATACGCGATGCGCCTGGAGGAGCCTCCCAAGCCCCCTCGGCCTGGTCTTCCTAGCACTATGGCGATCAAAGGAATGAGGCTGGGGGAGCTGGACACCGTCTTTGACAGTGTGAATGGGACGATTACAATGGGTGGTACGACCTTCACGGCTCTCGAGTGGTTCGAGTTCCGCTACCGTGCTGACCTCCTCTTCGAACGAGCAGGTAGGATGGAGCGGGTGAAGCCACCTAGTAACCCCGATGTCGAAGGATCGTCTAGCTTTCTGACTAGGAACGTGAAGACGATCCTTAGGCTAGACCGAGGGATGATCCAGGAGATTCCAGCTCCCAATGGTCCATACGATGAGGCCCATATCGAGTGGATGAAGGAGCGGTACTCCATGGTCATAACCAAGGAGGAATATGCAAACTAGTGTAGAGCAAAAGGTATCGTGTGGCTGTGGGAAAGAGATTGCCGGTAAGGGTATGAACGGCCATCTGCGGTCCAAGTTCCACATGGATTGGGCAAAGGCTGCAGCGGCCGATCCGAATACCAGCGTGTCATCGGATCCTGTGGTGGATGACACGTTGGGCCTGCAGACTCCGGAACCTACCCTCAATGGCACGTCTGAGGACATAGCGGCTGAGGTGAAGCGGATACTGGCCGACCCTAAGCTCCTCGCTGAGGTGATGGAGAAAGCGAAGCCCGGGCCTGTCCCCATGATACCTGACGAAGAGGCTATCCTCGCCCGAGCTAGGGCAGGAGCTGATCCTATTGAGCTTGCCAAGGATCTCAGGGCAGTCTTCATAAGCAACGACTGGCCGAGTCCAGCTCACCCTCAGACACAGTTGGACTGGCTGAAGCAGCACAATATTCCAATACGGACGTTGCCCCGGCATATGGACCCAGATATGGTTCGGCAGTATATGAACAACTGGTATGCCGAGCTGAAGGATGCCGGCTGGGGCACGACCTGGGAGATTAGGTAATGGCCGAAGTAATGCCCCATCGGGACATCGTTATCCACGCAGAGCAGCTGGCCTTGGGCGCCTCAGCGGAGACTCTCGTTGATGCCGGGGCCACGATTCCGGAGAATACCGGGGACGTGGTCATCGTCACTCCTTCTGGGGACTCCCTTCACTGGGCGCCGTCAGTAACTCCGACGTCTACTCTAGGGCGTAGGATTACCCTTGGGCACCCGGGTAGAATACCCCACCAGTTCCATAAGACAGCGAAGATCATCTCCGACGATGCTGCAGACGTGACCTGCCAGCTGATCTACTTCCGCGGTTCGGCGAATCAGATTATCACCGCGTCAAGGAGTGAACCCAGGTAATGGCCGGCCAAAGGCGCTTCATGAAGATCCAGGCGAACGTCTTCAAGATGATTGACGCCGTCGCCATCACTGCTGGGACACCAGCTGCGGTGTGGACGGCGAACGGCGATCTGAGGATTCGTCTCCTTGGCTGGTCCCTGTCAGCCTCCGCTGCTGCGGCTCTGGAGTTTCAGGATGAGGCGGCTGCGGGTACTGTGATTGCCCAAACTCCTCTGCTTGCGATAGCAGAGGTTCACAATAGCCCGGATCTTGGGGATGGGGTTCTTCTTGGAGCTGGGCAAGACCTAGACCTGGACGTCACAGCCAACGCAACTATCTCTGGGATGGTCTGGGGCGTGGAAGAAGGATCCGGCTACTGAACATTGGGCCAAAAGGAGAGTACTGTGGGAAATCAAGAAGCTACGGCATCAGAGTGCTATG